GTAGAAGCAAATCCAAAAAGATTATTGTTCCAAGTATCTCCTGTAACATTTGCACCTTTAATTTCCCAATACCACCTACCTTTAGAAACAGCTATACTGCTTCTAGCTATTTTCCAAGCATTACCACCCCAAGCTACTTGAGTAGCACCTTCACTTATAGTTCCATTAGCTCTAGGTTCAGCCCATAAAGGCGACCAAGTACAAAAATTATTAGTAGGTGTGTCAGTCGCTTGATCTGCGGCTGTGATGTTGTATAAGTTGGCAAAATTATTACTGTTACCACTAACGTCTGCCCCAAGACTTGAAGAATTTTCAAAATCTAAGTAATACCCTTCATTACCAAATGTTCCTGTATATTCTTTTGGAATCCATATTCCACTATCTCCATCAAACTCGCCAAATTCTGTGGGTGCTAATTGCTGTCCATCTATTAAATATATCTCAGCAAAATAACCCGATTGTTGTCCAGCATCTTCCCACCCAATATAATGACTCATATTAAGTTCATAAATTCCTATAACATTATTTTGGTTTGGATAAGTTTCTGTTGACCAACTAGTAATTTGAACACCATTTACATAGGCTTTAATTCTGTTAGATGCTGTGCTTTGTGTAGTATCAAATGCAAACACAATATGATACCAAGCAGAAGTATCACGAAAAACAGCATTTGATTTTAAAACACCTGCATTGCTTACATCAGAAATCCACCTTAAACAATCATCATTAAAACCTATAAAACTTGTTGTTGCTCCTGCATTTCCAAGCCAACAAAAATGATTACCACTAGATTTTAATTCAGTCCTTTTTACCCAAAGAGATATTGTAGCTTTCTGTGTGCTTGTTGGTGTTCCTATGCTTTCAGATGCTCTTTGCATTCGTTCTGCGTTATCAGCTTCAATTTTTAAAGAGTTATCAATATCATACCCAGTAGATACACTTCCTCGATTAGCTGTTCTTTGTAAAGTTTCCATTAAAAATCCTCGAGATTAGGTAATATAAATCCTAGAAAAATCCAAACAGCTAAAAATATTTCGAGCATTAGCTTTGTGTTAAGTTCTGACTAATACCAATATTTTGCCATTTAGAACCATTATATCTAAAAGCATATATATCAGTTTTTGCATCTGTAGCAGTTTGTGTTGGAGTTACATCACCAACAAATTCAAAGATTGCATTCCAAGCTAAAGTATATGGTCCACTTGATGCGTGTTGTGCTACCTCAATACTAATAATAGCTCCCTCTACTGCATTACTTGGTGCAGATATTGTAGAGTTTTCTTCTAATAATAAAAAAGCATTGGCTGCTGCTGCTGCATCCCAAGATACAGTTCCGTCTGTTAATGCTACTTGAGATATGTTTGCAGAAGTTTGCGATGTTACAACGCCTGAAGTATTAAGAGTGCCATCTATATCTGTATTATCTAAATTAGCAGTACCATCTACATCTAAGTCTCCATTGAAATCAACATTACCTGCTACTGCAAGTGTAGTTGCCATATCAACCGCACCATCAATATCTACTACATCAAGATTAGTTGTACCATCTACATCTATATCTCCTGAAATATCTAATGCTGTGCCAATAAGTGTTTGAGTAAGTGTTATTTGACCATTAGCTGCTATTGTCATTGCATCTACATCTGATGCAGAACCAATGGTTTTACCATCACCAATAATTAAATCATCAGTTAATGTAACAATACCAGTTACCGCTAATGTAGAAGCCATATCTACAGCCCCATCAATATCTACTACATCTAAATTTGCTGTGCCATTAACATCAATAGAACCTTCTAAATCTATATCACCATTAACAGTAAGATCATCTGTTACTGTAAGATCATCTTGTACTTTTAAATCTACAACATTAAGACTAGCAAAAACATCAACAACTGCTGCTCCACTTCCTGCTCCGTCTAAATAAACAACTTTTGTATCACCAGCAGGTATGGTTATATTAGCTCCTGAGCCTTGAGATATAATTATATTTTGTGAACCACTAGTAGCATTTTCTATAATTTGCACACGCTTCATGGTATTTGGACCAATAGTAATGGTACAAGCCGAATCTAATGTGCCTGTATATTTAAGGTGCATAGCTCTACCAGCATCTGCTGAACCATCTGCTACAGTTGTAGTATGAGTATCAGCATTAGTAGTAATAGCTTCTGTGCCTATACCTAAAGCCTCACCAATAAGTTCTAAATTGGTATTTGTGGATGTACCCCAAGTACCTGATTCATCACCAGTTGCTATTTCTTTTAATCTTAAATTATTTACATAAGTTGCCATATTATGCTACTTCCTTCCAATTTGGATTTTGTGTTGTACTAATTATAGAGTAATTAGGTGTTTGAGAATCGTCAATTAAACTCCAAACATTTACTCCTGTTAAATCTGTTGTTCCTTGATTTCCAGTTACATCTACATCTGCATTTGCTTGTGTTGTAATTGAATTTAATGCTGATGTACCTGCTAAACCTGTAACGCTAAGATTGTTGTTAGTGATTAAAGTTTCATCACCTAAGTTTAAAGTTGATGCTACCGCAGATACGCCTGTTACTGCTGCTGCATTTACAGATACACTTCCTGTTGCACCTGTTCCAGCTTGACCTGTAACTGATAAATTATTGTTTGTTACTAAGGATTCTGTACCTAATGCACTTGTTCCTGCTACACCAGTAACTCCTACATCACCACCAGCACTTACTGCAACTGATGTGATAGCAGTTGTGCCTACTACTCCAGTAACTTCTACAGGTATAGGATTTCCCCACCCAGCTTGACCCCAAGTGCCTCTACCCCAACCTGTAATATCAGCCATATTAAGCTATTCTTATAATTGCGTTAGATGCGTCTGCTGTTGGAAACTGTATAGTAAAATCACCTGCGGTTGATGTTTTATCTCCGCCAAATGCTAATATACATACTGCTGGATCACCTGAAGCTGATTCATTAAATATCATACAACCATTTGCAGTTACTGTTGCATTAGAAAATGTTAAATCTGCAAAATCAGTAAATGCAGTTGTGCCTGATGTTGTAGGATCAACTCTAGTTAATGATGCACCTTTGGCAGTATAGTTAGTACCTGATGCTTCATTTGAAGTTGTGTATGCAGTTGTAGATGCACCTAAAGAAGCACTACTAGTATAAAGTGCTAAGTTAAATGTATTACCGCCTGAGTTTTTAAAATTATGTACGCCTTCTAAAAGTTCTTTTTTAAATGATGTACACATAGCTTGTGAAATTGCCATTAAAGTCTCCTAATAATATCAGCCATATCTTTATGACCTTGTTTGTCTAATAAACCTGCTACAGTAGCTCTATCACTTGCTATAGCTTGTTTCATGTAAAGTAAAATAACTGTTTGTATAGATTCTTTAAATGCTTGTGCTTGTGCTTTCACCATAGGATCAGCATGATCACTTATACTAACAATTTTATTTACTATTCTTTCAGTCCAATATTCAGGACTTAAACCTTTATTTTGTGTAGTTTCTACAACTACATCACCTATTGTTGATTCTACATCTACAGTAAACATTAAATTCTTTGAACCCTCACAGAATCATCTCTATAAATATCTACTGTATTATCACCTTCAGCTAAATTTTTTAATTTACCTAATGCTTCTAGATATCTTTTTTCATACTGTATCATTAAATCAGGTTCACCTTTCATATATACATAAGATTCTAATAGAGTTCCATATAATAGTGTATTAATTGCATTTGTAGCTAACCATGTTGTACCACTATCTGCACCTGCTGTAATAGAATTTGGTCGATAAAAATAATGTAATTCAACAGAAAAATTGTTATTTGGAGTAGGTCCAATTATAAAAGTAGTATCATCAAATAATGCATAGTGTTTAGGCAAACCTATAGTGGTTGAATCAGGATATGCTTCTCTAATAAAATTAACATCTTTATAAAGCAAAAATGTTTGTGCATTAGAATTTGTAAATGATAAAGAAAAGTTATCAAGAAAATCAGATGGTGTTGCAAGATATTGATTTCCTGATGTTAATGTACCACTTACATTCTTTCTAAATACTGGTAAGTTTACAGTTTTTAATATTCTTTCTTCAGCTTGTTTAATTAAATTAGGTAAATCAGAAACAAAAGTAGTTTCTGTATTTTGTAAATAATTTTGTACTAAGTTTTTTAATTCTAAATATGTCATGTTGTGTTAATTTGTGCTCCCATACCTGAATGATTTGTACAGTAATAATATAATGTTGGAGCACCAGATGCTATTTCTATTTGTGAATATGCACCTGAAGAACCTGGTGTTCCTGATGTAGTTACCCCTGTTGTATATTCTGAACCACCGCCATGAGTACCATTAGGAGTAGTAGAAAATCTTAAAGGATGTCCACCATTACTGCTATCAGATTGATCAAATCTATATATGCTACCTTCTGATAAAGTTAAATTAACATAAGTAGCAGAAGTATAACCACTAATAGCAAATTTATTTGATGAACCTACATTATAATAAGGATGATCTGAAGGATTGCCTCCTACTACAGTTACTGTATAAGTAGTAACTGAAGGAACTACAATAGTTACTGATCCAACACTTGTCGTTCCAATAACTGTTGTTGGAGTTGCTGTATCGATTTAGGTGCAGGAGTTGGGGATGGAGATGGTGATGGAGAAGGTGTTGTGCCTACTACATCTCCTGATAATGTTATTTCTCCTATTTCTCCTCTTATATCTAAACCAACTGTTCTAGAACCTAATTGAGTTATACCTCCTCCTACAGGATTAAATGCATATAATCTTGTAGAATCATCTTCTCCTGAATCTACTCTAGGATTAAATAATGCTTGAGGATCAGAAGTTTGCAACTCTCCTACTCTTAATTGTGGATGATCAGGATCAAAACAATCATTACAAACACGCAAACCATTACGAACTTTATCTTCTATTTCGTATTTTAATTCTAATAGCTTAAAGGTAAAACCACATCTATCGCATATACCTAAAGCTTTTTTACCTACTGAGTACATTAATAATTACTATAAATACTACTATCAGGAACAAATTTTACTGATGCTCTTTCTCTATCAGCATCACTAACTTCATTCCATAATTCATCATAACGCATTTTAATCATAGGTGCTTTAGGGGTAGCTTCATTATTTTTACAAGCTATATTGTATGCAAGTGCATAAGTTAAACATGGTAAATATCTTGATGGTACATCTGCATTATTACTAGCTACATTACCTGCATCTTCTATGCGTTTAATATAGTCATAAACTAAAGTATATGTTTGTGCAGAGTCAGGTGTTGACCAAAGAACTATATTAATTCCTGATGTGCCTTTATCAACAAAAAACTGTGTTGGTTTTGATTGTGTTAATTTTTTTGCTTGATGATTATATTGTGTTCTAGATATTCTATTTAATGTTTGATCAAATTGTTTTGTAGTATCTGTAGCATCTGTTCTAATAAAAACATCTACTATTTCTAAAGCACTTGTTTCAGCAGCATACGAAGATGTACCAGCAGTAAGAGTCTGTGTAGCCTGTTCTATTTTCCATAGATTTAAACCTTTATTCTGCCATTCTAAAAATATTAAATTTAAGGCTCTTTTAGCACTACGATAGTCATATCCTGTACGCATAGTAAGACCGCATAAATCATATGCTTCTTCCATAATGTCAGATAAATCTAAATTAAATGTAGTTGTACCGCTAGTTGCCATGTTGTCTCCTTATAGCTTCTTTACCTTTTTTTGCAATTTTTGCTTGTTCATTTTTACCAGATACTTTAGCTCTTTGTTCCATTACAGTTAATATTTGTATTTTTCTTGCAAAAGGTTTATTAATTTTTTTTACTTTAGCTACAGTTTTTCTAGCATCAGCAGGTGTTGCATACTTAATACTGACAGTATCTTTAGGATTTTCATCAGTATATAACCTACGACTTGATCCTTTAGGTTTTTTTCCTGTTCCTACTTTTGGGTCTTTCTTTTTTCTTATTGGCATATTTTTTTTTACTTGCTGGTGCTTTCTTTGTCATTACAGCAAAGTTAGCTCTAGTCATTACCATTTAACATTTCCATCTTCTACGAGCCTGTCTTATTCTAGAATTAGGATCGTTTCTTGTTTTAGCTGAACTTCTTTTTAATTGACCAAGTGATCTTGCACAATAAGATTTTCTGCGTTTAGCAGCTTTACTACCTTTTTTTACTTTACCAGTAACAGCAGTTTTTAATTTAGAACCAGGATTTAATCTTCTATAGGCTTTTACGCCAGCTTTAGTCATACCAGCACCAGACTTAGTAGGTCTAAAGTTTTTTTTATTCCTAGCAGGCATCTTAGCCTTCTTTCTTATTGGCATAAAAAAATATTTATATAATTAAAAAAAGTTTACTGGTTTATGTTTTACCGCCAAACTTTTTATACATCATGTCTTTAAAGTTTTCTACTTTCATGCCACCTTTCATGCCACGCATTTCAGTTTTTTTGCCCATAGCTTTCATGACTTTAGTTTTTTTACCACCCATTTTATTAACTTTGGTTTTTTTACCGCCTTTCATGACTTTGGTTTTTTTACCACCCATTTTGTTAATTTTGGTTTTTTTACCACCCATTTTTTTCATTTCTCGCATAATTTTCTCCTGTTTAATATTTGAGACCTAAATTGTTTATTATTATAATTTTTATAATAACCCTTTTTAAAAATATTATCAGATGCTTTTATTAATATATCTAGTCTTTGTATAAATATTTGATAATAATCATCTTCAAATAAACCTTTAAACTCTTCTTGTTCAGTTGCAAACTCTATTTCAGTATCAGGATGTGATCCCATTACATATAAATTTAATTTATTTGCTTCTTTATTAATTAAATTAATTCTTGTATCTACTTCATCTGCGGTAATATTTTCATAATTATCACCACAATAAATAATTACATCATAAGTATCATCAAAATTTATAATGTAATCTATTAAATCTGACCATAATTCACATTTACTTATAACAACATTTACTTTGTTATTATCCCAAGTTTTTTTTGCGTATGGACACGCTGGTAGATTATTAAATTTTTCTTGTGAATTTTCCAAAACAGTGCGACTCCATTGACGAAGTTCATTCATCAATAGAGTCTGATTTAACACTATTTTTTCTTGGGGGTTTTTTTCTTAACTGTTTTCTTTTTAGTTACAGTTTTTTTCTTAACTGGTTCTTTCTTTACAGTTTCTTTCTTTACAGTTTCTTTTTTAACTGATTTTTTAGGAGTAGAAGAAAGTTCTTTATGTTTTCTTTCAGCATCCTCTAAATCAGGGTCTGGTCCAAAAATAACTCTGTAAATTCCATCTTCTCCTTTTTTTAATACATTGTATTGAGGAGGGAAATTACCATTTTCTGAAATAATATAATTTGACATATTAATCTCCGTAAACTTTAACCATTTCTAAAACAATTGAATAGGTATCTCCTGAAGAGTGACCTTTAGTAGTAAACAAAATATCTCCTGTTTTACCACTACCTGCATTATTTGGTAAACCACCAAAGTCTTTAAATTCCATATGTCCATTACTACTTTCAGCAAGTTCCATTAATAAAACATTACTTGTAGCATCTAAAAACATTTGAACAGACATACCTACGATAGCATGACTAACACGCATTACTCTAACTTCTGAACAGGCTACACCTGCTGCATTAGAAGCCAAAGCAGATACATCTACTTTGGCTACTGCGGATTCTCCTGTGCCATCGCTGACATTGGTAAACTTCATAACACAATTTCTTTCACCATCTATAATAGTTTGTGAAGTTACTGCATCAGCCATAATTTACTCCTAATTAAGATTGGTCAGTAAATGCTGGAACATCAGCACCTTCTTGATTGCCCCAAATATACCAGTTCGTTGAATCTTTACCTAAGATATTGATTTCAAATAAACCAAAGTCAGTTAAAGTAAGAATGGAGTTTGAGTTGCCATCAGCATAAACAGAAACATTATCTGCATTAGAATCTAAGTGAATAATTCCACCTAAGAAGAAATTAGTATCTGAACCTGTATCAATGATTAGGTTTTCTGTTTCTTCTGCTGCACCGCCATAAATAAATTTAAAGTAAACACCAGCAGCAGGGCTTGGTAATGTAAGAGTTCTATTACCTGTAAGAGCTGGAACTACATTGACACGACCACCATTTGCTGTTGCTGTTAGTGTTGTATCTGCATCAGTTAAAGCTACAGGTGTAACTTTCATACCATCACCATCTAAAGTAAATTCAGTAGTAATAGCACCTGTTGATGAATTTTTTGAAATGACTGTAAAGCCATTTTCAGACCTTACTGGTCCATTAAAAGTTGTATTCGCCATAATCTTCTCCTAAAAGAAAAAAGTTTATCGTCTTGGCAAGTCTGCTAGGGC